AGTTTAGATAAATTATTAGACATATCTTTCACTCTTAGGAAATTCTCGCCAGTTTTAGACAGATGTAATTCATAAGTTTTACTTGTATCTTCTGTATTACCCGTAATAACTCTATTATTAAATGAAATAATATCCGCACCATCTGCTTGTCTGTTATAAGAAATATCAACTTTTCCATAATTCTTATCAGGACGCTTAATAGATGTATCAGGAGACTCTGACCCTTCTTCATGCCCTGATTGACGCAAACTTAAAAGAGCTAACGCTAAAGTCCTTGCAGAATCCAGATCAATAGAATTTTGGAAAGAATAATCTATAGATGTAGAATCACCACTAGTCTGTTGATTCTGTCCTTCAGTTTGAATAATATCGTTAATAGGATTTCTAACATAGTTCTGGCGAATTCTAGCAAACTGATTACCTAATTTCTTTAACGTCTGATCACTATAACGAGTCACAGATTCATAATCAGCAATTTGAATTGAATCATATAACTTAGCTTGAACAGGAGTTAAATTCTTAGAACTGATACTCCCTATATCTACATTCCTATCAATACCTGTTTGCTCAGGTTCTGGAGCTTGCACAACATCTACCTGCTCACCTCCAGTTGACCTTTCCCCCGGCAAGAAATAATGTCCTCCATGCTCTCCAACATGTTTTCCTTTAGGATCATAATCTCTAGATTGGCTCTGAACAGGACTTCCTCTATGAGGTTGCCAATCTCTCCCTTCAGGAGTAACAGGAGGAGGCATCCCTTGTCTCCGACCTTGAACCATTCCGGGCTGTTGGTCAATTCGTTGTCCACGATTAACTGAACCCATTTGGCCTTGCTTCTGTAATTCTCCAAATGCAAGATACAAAAGAATTTGCTCAAGAGCCTGTAATTTTGATAAAGGTGAAACCATTTAAGTCCTAAGCTATAGCTATAGGTATTACCTATAGCTAATTAATTACCCACATTTAGAAAAACCACATGCTAAACAACTAGCACATCCTTCAGACATAGTTAATGTTCCATCACATTCGGGACACCTAGAGCCACCCACTACTATTTCGCTAAAGTTTTCCAATGTAGTTGCATCTCCATGTCCATTAGCATGGATAGAAACTCCAGTAGAACCTGAGAGTACCTGTCCAATACCATCCGCAAGGGATAACACCATTTTACCGTCATTCCATACTGGGCAACAAGTAATTCCCAACAATTGTTGTTTTAGTATATCAATAGGAACACCATATTGGATAGCAGTAGAAGTTAATCTACAGATTGCTTCTGTATTAGCTGCCTGACATTTACCAGTTTTACCAATAGTAGCAAATACTTCATAAATCTGGTCACGATCATAATTAACAGTTACATACATTTTACCGTGACCAGTAGAAACAGCAGTAGTAGAACCTACTAAAGTATGAGGACGAGACTTAGCTAATTCTAATTCCGTAGCAGCATCTGTTGAAGCATTAGTAGATACTAGAACTTCTCGTTCTCGTGAACCACGACGATAAACAGTAATACCTTTACATCCTAATTCCCATGCACGTTCATACGCCTGTGCAATATCATGTTCTGTAGCTTCATTAGGAAGATTAATAGTCTTAGAAATACCGCTATCTACATAATTCTGAAAGGCTGCTTGCATAGAAACATGCCATTCATAGTTAATATCATCACTAACTGCAAAAACTTCTCTAAGATTTTTAGCCATTAGACCATTAATATCGTGACCATCTTCCATATACCGACTAATTTCTTCAGTAGTAAGATCAAGACGATCTTGCAAATCTTCGTTAACATAGAATAGTTCTAAGTTTTCTAAAGCAGCTGACATATTATGTTTTTTATATGCCAATGCAAAAAGTGGCTCAATACCTGAAGAACAGTTAGCAATCATAGATATTGTTCCAGTAGGAGCAATAGACAATCGCCAAGCATTTCTCATAGTATCCCATTCGCCTCCATGAGTCTTATTCAATGTAGACCCTTCAAAAGCTGGGAAACTTCCTTTTACCTTACCAATTTCCATAGAAGTATGATCTGCTACAACTTGCAAATTTAAACCTATTTTATTAGCTAACCTTATAGCACCATCACTAGCATAAGGAATATCTAATCGAACCAAGAGATCAGCAAACCCCATTATTCCTAAACCAATTTTACGAGTTGATTTATTCATTTCTGTTGTATATTCGGTTGGATGAATATTTGCATCAACTACGTTATCTAAAAATCTAACACAAGTAGCTACTACTTCTTTAAATCTTTCAAAATCAAATTCAGATTTATCCTTAGATTTTGAATACTTAATAAATTTTCCAACATTTATACTACCTAAATTACATGATTCTCCAGAAAGTAAAGGCTGTTCCCCACAGGGATTAGTAGCATTAATATCACCCAATTCAGGAGTTGTATTATCATTATTTATTCTATCTAGCCACACCATCCCCGGCTCTCCGTTAGTCCATGCTCCTTTAATAATAGCTTCATAAAGCTCAGAAGCTTTAATAAACTTACCATCCAAATTTTCTATCGGAGCTTCATAAGAGGCATGATCAAGAGGCCATGCTAATCTAATATATCTATTCTGCCTAACGGCCATCATAAACCCACTATCAGCACCAATAGATATATTAAAGTTAGTAATCTGTCCCTCTATATTCTTACAATGTATAAACTCTTCAATATCTGGGTGGTAAACTTCCATAATAGCCATATGAGCACCATCTCGTTTACCACCTTGAGTAATCATAGTTCCTACTTGAGATAATACTTTAAGGACATGAATAGGCCCACAGGCTTTACCTTGAGTAGTAGTTATTGAATATCCTTTAGGTCGCAAAGCAGACAATGAAAAACCAATTCCACCACCATACTTTTCAATCATAGCCTGATCACTAGCTACTCGCATAATATCTTTCATACTATCTGGAATATCCATTACATAGCATGCAGACATAGTTCCTTCCCCAGTTCCAGCATTCATTAATGTAGGAGAATTAGGAACAAAATCTAAATTCCACATTAAATCAAAAAACTTATATTCCCACTGTAAAACCTCTTCATCAGAGGCTCCATGTAAATATTCAACTTGAGCCATAGTATGTGACACTCTACGAAACATACCCTCAACGTCTTCAATAGGATTTCCATCCTCATCTTTAAGAAAATACCTACGCTCTAAAATTTTTAAAGCATTATCCGTTATATTTGTAGTTGCTGCTTTCACAGTATTCACTCCATTAAAAAATATAAAACGACTTCTATGCCTCAGATCACCGCTAGAAGCCGTTACCTAACAGTAATAAAATTGGTGATTACATGGCTGGAACACGAATTTCTCCCCACTTAGCTATCATTAGTGCATCAATTCCATCTTGAGAAATTTTACCAACATCCTGTCCTAAAATCTTTATAGCCATAGCCTTAACCTTATCTTTATCTGCCGATCCATCACCTACTACATCCTTCTTCCAAGTCTTTACATTAACAGTAAAAATATCCATATTATGGTGAATAAATACAACTCTACACATAGCTAGAACGTGAACTAACTTAATAAGAGATTGTCTATTCTGAACAAGAGGGATTTCTTCAATACATACAAGATCATCTTGAGCTATGTGTTCTTGTACCCACGGAAGAAGTTGGTAATATAGCTCTTTAAGCCTAGTCTCCCAAGATCTCGATTTTGAAATTAATTCTACCACGTTGAAACCGTCGGATGATAGACAAGCTATCGCTATTTTTGACGTGCTTATATCAAGACCATAGATGTTCATGACTTAAATCGTTCTTGTCCTCGTCTAGTTACTAATCGACTGATAGTCTCAAATTGAGTATCATATAAGCTAAATCTACCTTTAAGAAGCTTTAATGATCCATTTAATTCAATAACTCGTAATTTAAGATTTTGTAATTCTTCATCATCCGATAATGCCAAACCTTTCAAAGACTCTTTAAGTAATTTCTTATCAGAATCTTTCTCTAAAAAAGCAATCTTAGCAGATAACATCAAATCAAAACCTTCAGATAAAATAGATATCTCTCCATCAACACGAGATATTTGCCATCCTAAGTATCCTCTCCAACCACCAAGAAATAACAGCCAATCATCTAATTGAACATCTGATAGCATATCAGCATTAGAAGGAAATTTATAACTATGATCACCTTCTGGACGTTCAGGAACAGGATACTTAGTATCTATTGTATGTAGATCAGTAGCTTGTTTACGGAATTCTGATACTTTAACCATTATTGACCTTTTATAAAATGATCTCGTTCACATGTAACCTTAAAATTACACCAATCATGTTTCCACTCTGGTTGATACGGAACCATTTCCCCACGTTTTATATAATCTTGAACTAATCTAAATTTTTCTAAAGTAGCTTCAATAATAGATTCGTTACGTTCAGTTTCACAAATAATATATTGTTGATTATTCTTATTAATATAGAAAATAATACCTTCGTCTATACCTGTCATTAATGAATAAAGATTCCATTGAATAAGATGATCATGACGAGGTAAATATTGAGCATATTTAGGATTTTTAGGCTCTGCCATTGATTTTAATTCTAGTAATATATTTTTTTCATCAGAAGGACGTTTAATAACAGCATCATAAAAACCCCTAATTGGAGGATCATCATAAGTTATCTCTTCTTCAGATGATACTAATAACCCAGTTTCAGTTAACTTTTTTTCAATAAACTCGTGAAAAACTGTACCAACTCCCATTCTTCGTAAACTTTGAGCAGCCACTGGATCTTGGTCATAACCTAACATATGGTAATACAACGCTCGTGGACACATATGAGCCTGAGAAGGACTAAAGTGAGTTCTAACATAAGGCTCTCTTAATGTAGTTTGATCATAATTATCAAAAGCACTTTCAATCCAATGTTTTTCTCTATCTTGTATTAATTGACTTAATTTAGGCATTTATTTGCTCCTGTGCATATAAAATTAATCTGTTTATAAATTCGTCTTTTAAAGATGTTTTAACTTCCTTTAAAGGAAATCTCCATATATCTATTTTATAATTATCTTTTATATATTCATCTCTAATAGCATCTCTACGTTTCATATGATATGGGCCATCGATCTCTAATCCTAATAATAAATCAGGTATATAGATATCTACCACATATGGTTCAAAATCTTGTTCCAATATACTGCCAAAACCAGCTTCTTTAACCCATTCAGCCATCTTAAACTGCTCTGGCGTATCTTTTTTTCTAGGTTCTGGCCTCATTCACCAATTCGCTTCATAGTAGGATTATTAGTATCCCAATTAGACGTATTACTTACGCCAGAACGATCAGTCACACGAGTATTACGTAGTAATCGTTCTGCTAGCATATCTACATCACCTGCATCTTCTGCATGAAGTAACGTACTATCTTGAGCTGGAAGCTCTTCCTGACCAATAGATCTATCTGGCTCCAACATCACATCAGATTGTTGCAATGATTCAGTCTCAAATTTAACCTTACGAGTTCTCTTTTTCTTAGCAGGTTTTTTTAACCCTTCACTAATCTCTCCGGTCATTTCAGCATAAATAGCCCTAACGTCATTACGAAGACGATCTGCGAATTTATCTGCTATAACTGCAGCTAATTCATCATCAACGTGATAAACACCTTCTAACATACTACTAAAACTACTTAGAATATCGTGTAAATCTTCTGCTAAACCTTGAACTGTTGTCATACTGCACTCTTTATTTCCTTTTCTATAGATTCAAAAAGACTTTCTTCATCTTTCATTAATTGTAAGAATTTTTCTCGACCTAACGCCTTATGTAATACTTCTCCTGTTATTTTATCAGGATATGAATATTGAGGACCATTCCTAACAACTATATTCAAATCAGTAGCCATCATAAATGCTTCATAAATAGGATCTGGCATACCTGTATAGTAAAAAGGTACGGATGCGGTTAAAAGTGGTGTATATGTCTTATTCTTTTCAGCTTTCATTTCTATAAAGAACCCTTGAGGACTCTTTTGATCTCCAATAGTCTCCCCTTTTCTAACTCGTACCATAATTCGTGCAAAGAACTCTTGTCCTTTACCACCCGGCAACGCATCTCTAGTAATATATCCACCAATTCCTGCCCGGATTTGATTAATCAAGATCACAGCAGTTTTTGAATTCACAGGTGCTAGTTTTCTAAATAATTGATTCATCAATCTAGCCTGTAAACCAATACTTAGATGATCCATTGATTCTTTAGCTTCTGCAGTTGGTAATAAAGCAGCAATAGAGTCAAGAACAACTATATCTACACCCTGCTCACATAACTTTAATAGGACATCTAACGCTAATTCACCTGTATCTGGGCGAGAAACTATCAAATCATGGGTATTAATACCCACATTAGCTGACCATTCAGGATCATAACTAAATTCTGCATCAATAAATCCACATGTATATCCTAAAGATTGAGCATAAGCAATGATTCTCTGAGATATATATGTTTTACCAGATGATTGATAGCCAAATAATTCTGTTACCGCTTGTCTAGGAACACCACCACCTAGCATATTGTCTAATGCTGGCATCCCTGTAGGAATTCTAATTGTATCTAACGCCTCATCGTCACCAACTACTAGATTAGTTTTAAGCTCTTTATTAATAGCTGTTACTATAGTATTTACATCACTCATGTACTAAATCTCCCCACGAAACCGTTGATCTTTGTAGATCAGCTTTTAATGGTATTCCTGATGGAAGATTAAAATCTTCCATAATAGTTCTTAACTCTTCACCTTTTACTTCATCTACTTCATCAAATAAAATCTGATCATGAACAATATTACAAATTTTTCCACCAACAGAATCTACATAACGAGCAGTTTTTAACAAAGCAATTTTCATTATATCCGCAGCAGTACCTTGAATTAGATAATTAGTAGCTGCAAAAGCCTTTTCTGGGTCAACAGGCAACTTTCTTCCGAAAGCTGTCCTAACAAATCCATTTCGTTCTCCTTCTAATTTAAAATAATTAGCTTGAGCACGAATTTGAGGATAAGCACTATAATAATGATTAATAATAGTATCTGATTGGGTCTTTGAAAGTCCTAATTTTTCTTGAATACCCCTACTACCAGAACCATAAATTACACTAAAATTCAGATGCTTACCAATCTGACGTTCTTCTTTTGAGATTTGATCCTCAGTTTTATTAAACACTAAGGAAGCTGTCATACCATGTAAATCTTTATTACCCTTAAAAGCATCAATCATATTAGTCTGGCCGGAAAAATCCGCCATTAAACGTAATTCAATCTGAGAGAAATCAAAATCGAAATATTCATCATCAGGAATAAACATTCTTCTAATTTTATCGTCTTTAGGGACATTCTGAAGATTAGGACTACTACTAGAAAATCTTCCAGTGCGAGTTCCAGTAGCATTCCAATGTGGATGCACTCTACCTTCTAAATCTTTATAAGGTTCTAGATATGTAGAAGCATCTTTATCTAAGTCTCTCCAACGTAATATTAATTCCGCTACTTTAGTACCAATAGGATGTTTAATTTTAGCTAGAGCCTTTTTATCAACACTACGTTGACCTGTATTAGTCTCAATTGGAGGCTCTATTTTCAAACAATCATAAAAATACTCTTGTAACTGCTTAGTCGAACTTATACCAATTGGTCTTCCAACTATATTATAGATTTCATCCTGTATAAATCTTTGTTCAACTCTAAATTCTTTAAGTAATTGATTTACATATTCAGTATTAACCTTTAAACCATTTTGTTCCATTTTAAGAAGTACTGGAATCAACTTATGTTCAACATTACATAATGTTTTACATTCAGCCATAATTTGATCTATAAAATGATGAGCAAGAGCCTTAGTTATTACAGTATCTAAAGCTGCATATTCATCCATAAACTCTGCTGGAACTTGATGATACCCTTTCAACCTATACTGTCTCATATATTCTTTAATAGTATCCTCTGCTGCTCCAGCAGCAGGTCCAAAATATAATTCCCCTAACTCCTTTAAACCATGTGGAGGACGAGGATCATATAAATGAGATAGTCTTTGAGTATCAAGAATATCTAATGGAACTTTTGCTCCATATGTCTCTCTTAGCATATGCAAATCAAATTCTGCATTATGAAAGATAAAAGTTTTTACAGTAGAAGCAAAAATATCATTAATAAACCTACCCATATTCTCAACACCATAATCAGTATTACGAATAAAAGTAGCCTTATCATCCCATGCTAAAGACATTCCGAAAGCTTTATCAGAAGTCCAATGTAATCCTGTAGTTTCTGTATCAACCGCTACATACTGATCCTTACTTCCTAGAATTGAATCTCTTAGGTCATCAAGGTTCGAGGTAGGATATAGACTGTAGGACGGTAATTTCTTTATCTGATTTTGTACCAATTCTAAACGCTCCATTAAATCTAGGTAATAATTCCACTTTTATTTCATCTTCATCAAATGAATTAATACATTTAATGAGAAAAGGAAGAGAAAAATAGCTACGAGAAAAGTCCTGAACAATAGAAACATCTTCAACTATTAAATCTGCTTCTAAAACAGCATTAGGAATATATAACTCTAACTTACCATCACTTCCGCTAAGACCAACCATATCTTCTTTAGTAGTTGTTAATGCAAGACGTAAGGATTCTAATAAAACCTTTTTATTTGACGTAAATAAAAGTTCTCCTTCTGCATCTGCTAATTGAAATGCGGTAGTAGGATAAGTTTCATTCGCACTACGAGTATAAATAATCGTAGATCCATCTGACATTACCACTTGTTGACGATCTGATAATCCTATTTGTACTGACTCACTAGCAAACAATCGTGGAGCTATTGATGCATATTGTGGAGGAACTATTACATCAGGCAAAATTTCTCCAATAAAAGGGACAAAAGTTGCATATTGATAGATAGTTCCTGCACCAGTGATAAAGAATTCTCCATTTCTATGCCCAATATAAGAATATGTTAATCCCATATTCTCATAAGTTTTAGAAACAAAATCTTTTGATTTTGCTAATGCTTTAAGAAAATCTCTACCCACAGTACAACTTATTTCCATTATAGGTGCTTCGGGTATCTCATCATATGGCCCATCACGATATGGGACTGTAACTTTAGATTTACCAGAAGAGATAATCATAGCCTTTTTAGAATTTATATTAAGATCAAGAGTAGCACTCTTAAATTTATTAACTACCATACCAAATTGAGAAGGATCTACAGAGAATTCAAACTCTTCATTACCTTCTGATGATACTGAATCCCAAATAGGCATATAACTATCTTGCCAAAAAGTTAATAGTCCATTGATATTACGCCCTAATAAAGGGGCTGTTGAAATTGAGGGTAGAGAAGAAGTTATCACAGATAACTTCTTTTCTAACTCACTACGCTTAACAGTAACCATTAAAATCCTGCCGTTGTTTTACCTTTTGCAACTGTAGACAATTGTTCTTCCATTGAAGTCATTCTTCTACCAAGTTCTACCAGTAAAGATTCATTTTCTGTAACATCTGAAGCAGTAATAATCTTAGACATAGACTCTTCTACTTCTGCCCATGCCTCATTCACAACTTCAAGTGCTCTATCTATTTGAGGTTTTACCTCTTGTTCAGTATCTATATCTGCAATAGTTATAGAAGGCCGAAAGAAGTTATATCCACCACCTGTACTCATTTTTAATGTTAAACCTAATTCAACTGAAACCTTAGCCATTTTTATAATTCCTCATTTGTTAAATTTGCCATATTTGCGAAAGCATCTTCGTATTTTTGTGCTGTAACTGACTGTTCCGCTGGTTCTCCTAGTATTGGAAGATCAACCTCTACAATTAATTTTGCAGCTATTTTTTCCAAATCGGGGAGATCAGTAGCCATATCTATAATTTCTTGAGAGAAGTCATTCTGAATATTAGTATCACTTAATTCCAAATTATATTGAGTAATATTAGAGGGACGGCTACTACTATAATCAAAAGTTCGATCTAGTAATGTACTATACCTATCATACTTTTCTTCAATATTTTTAAATAAAGTATAGCTAGTATTCAATAATTGGGGCTTTTTAACATTTTCTTTAAAGAAGACTTTATTTCCCTTTTTAACCTGATCCCACGCAACCTGATCCTCTCGTTGTCCATCATAAAAAGGATTTTGGTCTACATGAAATGATCCATAATGAAGCACCCATGTCAGATAACGACTAGTTGTTTTAGCAATACGCTCATCAGCAGAACCACAATGTTCACAAGTACCACTAACTATTTGAGTACCGTCATCCATATTTACATTTAACCGATTACAGTATTCATAAGACGTAAACTGCTGTCCCTTAGCCGTCATACCCGGAATACCGTGAAATTTACTCATATCACCACTAATAAAATCAGTAACAAACTTAATTACGGCAAATTCTCCCGGCCTAATTCGGACAGTATTACGCCATATAGATTTAGGATTTCTAAAGTCATTTGTACCGGAGTCTGAATTATAATTTTGTTGAAAAGTACCTTTTGAAAGAATTGGCATATTATGATTTCTCCATTAAACAATTTAAATTTATTTTTAACGCTTTTAATTTCCAATAACTATGATATTGTAACTGACTAAAATCATTTACATCTCCAAAATCTTTAGCTGATCCCGGAGCAAAACAATATTCAACCTTTAAGCCTAGATTCATCAATGTTTCAGTAGTTTTATACGCCATTTTTATACCACTAGTGTCCTTATCAGGAACAATCACTACTGTTCTTGCCAAAGCACCTAATGTTTTAGCCTGTGTGTGTGAAACATTGCCACCAAATGTACATACTACATTCCTCACCCCCTGTTGATGTGCTTTAATAGCATCAAATAAACCTTCAACTAGCATAACCTTATTATCTGTTGGTTGTACTTTATCTAAAGGAAATACTGCCCTATCTCGATCCATTCCCTTACTATTAACATATTTTGGGTTCTTATTTATATTTCTTTGTACACTACCTAATAGTTCGCCTTCTTGATAAATAGGTACAATAATTGAATTCCATGCTACATGATATTTAATATCAAAATCTTCAATAGCCTGATTAGTAATACCTCTTTGTAACAAATATTGATTATCCTTCGCTGATGGAAGTTCTTTAACATCATATAGAGCATCAATTACTTCCTTTGGTTTAGTATGAAAAGAGAATTCTTTAATATAGAGTTCTGGAAACGTATCTAAGAATAACTGATATAAATTTCTATCTGGATCTAATTTCTGGAATAAATACTTTAAACTTCCTCTACCTTTAATACAGCCATTAAAACAATGATAGGCTGGTTTTCTAACATTAATAGCTAACGAGGCATTAGTATCAGTATGCCACGGACAATACGCTACAATCTCATCACCATAATTTTTAGTGATAACTAATCCGCAATTCTGTAAAAATTCTGCTATTGTCATCTTGGTACTCGTTTAACCACACTCAATATTAAAAATAAAACAAACGATGTAAACACCGAAAATAAGATACTTACTGTCCAAACTCCTAAATATATAGAGTGTTCACTAATTTTATAACCAGCATATACAAAACCAGAGACTACTGAGATATATAGGCTAAATAGAGAGAGTATCCAGAGACATTGGAGCGATTTCTCCAACGGTACGGCCAATATCACCCGAATCGGAGTCAAAAGAAATCGGGTAAGATCCCTTAACTGGGCGACCACTACGGATGAGAGGTATAGCGACCTCTCTAATATCAGGACTATCCTTAGACCCCCCAATCGACACCAGTACATCAACAAATCGGTTGAAATCGTACCCATAGGCAACCGAGGACGCTTGTGCAGGAGTGCTAAGACTTTCATTATTATCTCTATTCCTAGATGTTTGATTTGTGACCAGCATAGCAACATTACTTTCCGTTGCTAATGTTTTTAAACCTTTACATTCATTTCTAATTTGTTCCCAAGATTGTGAACCGTGTTCTTCATCATCCATTAAATAAATACCATCAATTAGCACAACGTCCGGTTTATCTGTTTTAATCATAGAAGCTATTGCAGAAACAGTAAATCTAGAAGCAGGTAAGTACTGATAAAATATTAGATCGGATCTATTAAGATCTCCTAAACTAAGATATTTTTGATAATTTTCTTCAATTCCCGGCTGTCCTAAAAGTAATTTTTCATGAGATATTGGAAATCCAGTATCATAAGCCAATATAGTGTCAATTCGTGCTTCCATAAAGTCCCTAGTTAATTCTGGAGATACAATAACAACTTTATGACCATTAAGATAGTTAGTTAATGCTATCTTTAGCCCTAACCAAGACTTTCCAACCTTAGTATCGGCAATAATACCTAATAATTGTCCACGAAGCATCATTACTGGAAAATTATCAAATGGTTCAATTCCCCACCATAATCGTTCATTAGCAATACCATCAGCTCTTCTTTGATACTGTTCAAATCTACTAACTGCATCAGAATCTATTACTATACGACTTACATCATCTTGACGTTGTAAATTCTGTAATTGATGAATTAGACCAACAATACCAGCTTCTGCGTCTTTTTCAATAGAAGATTCATGAGAATTCATTGCCAAATAAATACCACGACGAACAAAATCTTTTCTAAAAACTTCAGCAATATGATCAAAAGAATCAGTTGGTGTATACCTAAATTCTGGAAATGTAGCTGAAATTAGATTAAAATCCGGAGCCTTTCCATACTGCGAGATATAATCCCAAATAAAAACAGCTTCTTCAGGATAATACGGGAAATGACGAGGAGTTAGTTTATAAGTCTGTCTCAAAGTATTGAGATGTTCAGGAGTCTGCAATGCACTTAGTAACGTTCTTTCAATTTCTTCTGGTTCCATTAATACCTTTCCTTTTTTTTAGTGGAAAGATATAATATCACTAAACCTAATCCTAAGTCAAGCGTGAATTTTAATAAGGTTCCTCTGAAATTTTAGTAGTCTCTGAGTCAATAAAACCTGCTACTGTTAACGCTTCTTCATAACTTGTAGCAACTATAATATATGACTTAGAAGTATTAGTAACTGTATATAATTTTAAATTAGATAAATCAGCATCTTTAGCAATACGAACTATAAAATCAGCGGAAGGTTCTTGAAGATAAGGATAACTTGCTAACATAATTTCTATCCATGATCCGTATGATTTGCACTAAAGTGAGAATTCAGTCCTGTAGTATTTTTACCTGAATTAAATACTACCATATACATAACACCGATAGCAGGACTATTATCAGAATAATCATAAAAGGCAGCCTGATCAAATTCATGCCCATGAAGTGCTCGTATAATAGTACCTGCTGATCCGGATGAAGTAACATTTACAGGAAAAACAGAAGTATTAAAGCTATTTAGAGCAAAGGTATAATTTCCTCCCCCTATATCGGCCTTACCACTTAGTGTATATAAACCATCAATTTTTGGAGTAGAATTACTACCATAAATCCAAACACCTTCATTATTATTCATAGAACCATTAACAGTTATTATGGTTGGATTAGCAACTGATATATTAGATATACCACGTACATCTGTAGAGGAAGTCATTAAATTATTGGGGTATACAGCTACTTGCATCTCAGCAGCAGTATATTTACCAATACCTGTAACCGTTCCACTACCACTTCCAGCAACAGTCACATTTAAATTAAGAGTTAAACTATTGCCACTAGCTGCAATAATGGTATGTGTACCATTAATAGATGGTGTTCCTCCAGTAACGCCTGAAATTTGAACAACATCTCCTGCACTTAAATTATGAACAGCATTTATAAATACAGTTGTAGGATTACTAACTGAATTACTTACATAACTCCAAGATCCTGCAGATGCAGTAGTCCAACGCCTAACATTGCAAGTAGCATTCACATTATTACCGGGAGTCCCTGATAAACCTTCATGACCGCAAATTGCAGTAAAAATCAATGGAATAGAATCTAAACTAGGTAAAGTAATAGTAAATAACCCATCATCACCTAAAGTATTATGATCCACAAATCCAGTGAATCCGGTCATAACTTCAGCATTTATCTTCGGAGTATCTGTATTCCACTCATCATAAGTATTACCAGAGTTAAAAATATCTCTATGTGCTAGATATAAACCAGATCCTTCAGTATTAGTTGCTGAATTACGTAAATATAATGTAGCTTCATCATTAGCAGGGTGAAAATCTGGAGTTCCATTGGTATTTTTATCTCTAGCAATTAATCCTAATCCCGCTCCTCCAAGAGAAACTCCTGCTTCATCAGGATGAAGACCAGAGAGATCTACCCGCATAAGATCTTTAGAAATAGTTTCTTTAGTATTATGATTAGAATATAATTTTCGAGTCCACCAAAATTCACCAGTATAATCACCTATAGTACTGCCACCTTGCGGATAGATATTTAAGGAAGTTCCAACAGCACCAAATTCCTCCCTTCCTACAAAGCGACCCGGACCTTCTGGTACAAAATCTAACCCTGATGCAACAGCTTTATCCATAGGTTGGAACGCTGCATTAGCTGTTTCCCTACTACGATTAGCTAAATCTCTAATAATTCTATTTTCACTAGAGCCTGTTTCAGCTACTGATGTTAAATCTCTAAAAAGAAGAAGTTCACAAACCCACGCAGATTCCTCACTATATGTACACTGTATTGTATAAACTAACCAATCTTCTTGAACAATATCAGCAGAATTCAGAGTTACATTAACTCTATCTCCAGCTCGTAAAAACTGTGGTCGTTTTAAATAAGAATAAACAGGAGGCTGAGACAATCTAATTCGACATTCTCTAAAACTACTAGTAGCAGCTACCCCTGCTACTGGTTTATATTGCTCTAAAAGAGCTATTGCTCGTGTTTCACACTGTAAAGAGTTAACAAGAGAAGAATCATCTATTACTTTTTCTTTAATAATCCCGTAACTTGCTATAAGATCATCATCTTGAACTGTGCCATAAGCCCCTGCTTGTCCTCTAACAACAACTTTATTTACAAAATCTATAGGTTTTTCTCTTAATGAGTAACTAACAACAGGTTGAGCTTGATCAGTTGTATTTTCCCCCTCAACTAAAGATAGACCATAGGTTAAGGGAGTAGAAAATCTATTAGAAGTAACTCCAGAAATAGTTCCAACTTCCATCTCTGGAAGCCATAACTTTGGACCTGTTAAACCTTGAACAATCTGTGCTGTAGAAGTAGCTGCAGTATTGGTATTACTACTTATTCTAGCTCGTACATAATAAGCAGTATTTCCAAAATATTGATCAGTTCCATTTGCTTCTTTAACACCCGGCTGACATGGCTCCCAATCTACTGGCCTGATAAACACAACCTCATTAGTACCAGTAGTTGAAAGATCACCAGTAAAATCTGTATGGTTAAGCTCCGCCCAATTGTCAGTCGTATATCCTCTGTAATATTCCCAAGTAATATTACTATATCCCGTAGACGAAGAACTTAACGCATCACTAACATTCAAACGTAATACAGTAAATGGCTCTGTCATACCAAAATAAATAGCATCTCCCACCTGTCCATTGTCCATTGCAGTAACTTTTGCGGGAACTACTGTACCTGCTGTACCTGCCACAGTTACATTAACAGCAATGGAAAAAGTAGTAGTACTAAGAACAGTAACAGTATGAGTACCATTTAGAGATGGAGTAGAATTAGACCCTGTAATAGTAACGCTATGCCCTGTAGTAAGATCATGAAAAACAATAGGGGTTGCTGTTCCTGCACTACCCGCACTTGTGACTTCACGCTCAACTGAAAAAGTAGTTGTGCTTAAAACTACAATTGAATAAGTATCATCAATAGTAGGAGTAGAATTAGTATCTGCAATTACTACAAGATCTCCAGTACTTAATCCATGTGCAGCACTTGTAGTAATAACAGTTTCATCTGCTACTGAATTACTAGAAATAGTTAAAGCTACTCCTGTAGTAGTCACAATTGTTGGATTTGCTACAGTATTTCCTGTTATTTGTAGACTTGTACCCGAAGTAGTTGACTTTATTTCTTCACTATAATTAGTAAATTTAGAACCAGCACTAGCTGACGTATCATATCGATAACAATACTCTACATCCCTACTAGCAACGGTTCCCCCAGCTGTTAAATTGGAATTAGTATTCCAAGGTTCTTTACCCCTACTAAAATATTTTAAAGACCCTACAGGTGAAGTTTGAACATCAATAAGTTCTGCCTCACGCTTAGGATAAAGATCGGCAGCATTCTGTAATTTATAGTAACAACGAACCCAATATAAATTCTTATCATTAGGAGGAAGAGTAGTAGCTAATACCTGTCCAGCATCTCCTGCTGTTGTAACATTTACATCAATAGTAAAAGTATTAAAACTTGTAATTACACCGTCACCATCAACAATATTAGTTATAACATGCCAACCATCTATAGATGGAGTAGAGTCAGAGCCTCTAATAAATATGCGATCTCCAGTTCGCAAATTATGGTTTGCAGTAGATCCTCCAGATCCTGCAGCAGTAGTGATTACCGTTGGATTAGCAACTGAGATATTATTAATCCCCATAGCAACGCCACTATCCCAATCACTTGATCTTTTAGCTGTGCCATAACTCTTCAGAGAAACTCTATCATCAAATGGGTAATCTTCTAAAATATGTCTATTATCTAATTCATCAATATCAAGATCATAAGCTAAATCTAGGAATGGTTTGGAAGTATCCCACCGTACATCGAGATAATAATCTTCTAAATCATCATTTAATCCAATATCTTGCATCCATGAAGCATCTCCGGTAGCCATCATTTTTGAAGATTGAGTAATACGATCATCACAGATAACATGTCCTGCAGTACCTGCTGTAGTTACATTTACTGCGATAGAAAACGTTGTAGCACTTATATACGTTATAGTATGAGTTCCATTAATAGTTGGAGTACTATTAGAACCAGAAATAGTAACAGTATCTCCAGTACCAAGATTATGACGTTCTGTAGTTATAACTGTAGGATTAGCAACAGTATTTCCAGAGATTGTTAAACCAGATATAGTTTGCCATCCTTCATCCCTACCATAATAAAAAGAATGCCAATTGCTAAACCACTGCCAAACCATGTCTACATTCGAATAATCTGGAGGATTTATTTGCCTTGCATGAAATTGAATACCATTAAATGGATAATCTAAACCAAAATACATTGTTTGATTTCTACGATTTAAAAATGGCGTAACATTATCATTAGAATCCCATAATAATCGATCCCCGACCCCTACTCTACCATCTATAGTATTTAAAGAATCCCAAATTCCTCCCGGACCCTCCCTACCTACAGGCCATCCGGTAGAAGTAACATTGTGTTGATATCTCCACACTTCATTAAAGAATAATGGATCTTCACATCTAAAATCATGAAATAACTTAGGTTTTGTGTAAAAATCAACAGTATTTATCTTACCAACAGTTATGCTACCAGTACGAACATATACTCTAACCCAATGTCTATTAGTCGTTCTAAGCTCGTCTGCATGGTCCATTATAGAAATAGCATCACTATTAACTGTAGTACTGGTTATACTACCGCTAGTAGCCCACGGAGGAGGAATAGCAATATTAGGATCATTCGCAGTATGCATATCGGGAGTAGAACCAAGATCTCTCTTAGACCATCCAGTTAAATTAGCAACTGTCCAATATACAGTTCCATAAATCTTACCCGAATCTAATCCAAATTCAGCATCTGCAGTAGGAGTAAAATTAGTCCACACCCTACCATTCCAAAATTGCCACTGTAAATTACCTCCATAGGCTCCATTCTCAATATCTGCTCCATGCGTAACAAACGTATACCTAAGACCGTCAAATTTACTATTACTACCAAAATATAAGATATCCGCATCTTGTGGATATTGAGTATCTTCTGCAAGTTGAGGTGTAACAAAGTGAGATTGACCATCAACTATGTCTCTAGTTAAATCAGTCCAATATGTACGAGGTTTTCCTTGGGGATTACTAGTATGAGCATATGTAGTTGGATCTGTTGGCGTTGGATGATAGTAAAAAGCCATTAAATCTTGTTGTGCATCTTCAGTAGCAATTTCAGAAAGTGCTTCTAACCCAGTTTTAACACCTCTATACTCAAAATCTGCTCCAGACTGTCCTGATTGAGTCTGAAAATTACCTTTTTGACCATAAGTTCTACTTATCTGTTCACAATAAGCAGAATTATCCATTTGTAATCTACGAACAAGAGTACGTTCTGTATCTCCACCTTTAGTAGGTTTATATGTATCATTATTTAATATCGTATCAATAAGGTAATTACGAGTAACACCTGTTATAACTCCATCAGTTTCCGCTGCTTCAACAGTATGATCAGAAATATCATCCAAAAAATCTCTACACGTAAGTATTACTGTATTAGCTGCATACTGAGGCTCCACGGATACAACTCTTCCTAAAAATGCTACTACTCCGAAATCTTCCATAAGACGAACACGAACCATAGGAGGATACCAACTGTCACTTCTAGCATTTTTAGGATTAGATAACGTTACACGCAATACTCGACTTCTAGTACCTAAACTATCTATTAATGCATAACTTAAAAAATATGGATCAGTTATCCAACGTTCTTGAACAGTCCTATCTAATTTAAGAGATTCAGAAAACTGAAAATATGCACCAGCTAAAGATTCAGCCATTAATTATATTACCCTCTGTTGCATTTCATTTTTAATAACTACAAATTCAAAAGAATAATTCCATATATCAGGTCTACCACCTTCATTTTTTACTGTCAATCTTCGCATTAATCCTCTATATCTATTACGTCCTGCATATGTAGGCTTTGGAACCCATGAATACTCAGGATAAGACACATTTCTTCTTCTAGCATCCATAACTTGAGCAATATCTCTAGCACCTGTACGAGCTATGCCTCTAGGATCATTACTAGGCTGATCACCTTCATAAGAACGATCTCCAGCAGCTCCCGTATCACGATTACTCATAGCACCTATAGTTAAAGCTGGAAATCTATTAATATTTTGCCAAGGATCTTTCCTAGTTCTATTAATACCATGCACAAAAGCATACTGTGTTCGAAGTAAATCTAAAAGATGTTGACGACGTACATGATGCCCACTTTCACTATTAGGGTGATTAGGTCGATCTATAAGAACACCTTGAACAGAAATAATCTCCCTTATCATACCAAGATCAATAGCCATAGCAGTTAATTGAGCAGTATCTTTATAGTCCTCCATAGCCCTTCGTGGCATACCCGGCAAAGGACCGACTGCTGTAAGAGACTGAAAAGTATGAGTAATATTACTAGCGTCTAATTCAAATTCATTCGCCACAGTTAATTCATTAGTATTTCTTTTATCATTAGTATCATCAGAGTTACTAGTATTCTTAGATGAAACAGCAGCCGATTTATTAAAGAGTGTTGCACCGCCCAACGTTTTTTGCCTAATACTATAAGGAACTTCATCTTGAAAATGATTGGGAGCTTCTTCCATACCGCCAGAACTTACACTACTAGCAGTATAAATTTTAGATCTCCATCGAGCAGCAGGTATAAACGAATCATTAATAAAATCATCCGCTACATCTGGTCGATTAGGATCAAATGCTGCACTTAATATAATACGAACAGTTAGATTATGTTCCCGATTTTGATAAAGATTAGGAGTTACCATAATTTATCCTATATAATTTAAAATACTTTGAAAGGAGACTAACCTATTCGTCAGGTAAACTAAGCAACTGTGGATCATGTAATTTATCTAGTTCTGTATTGTCTTCCCATTCATCCCCACTTGGATCTAACCACACAGTAGTCCCTTCCTCTCTTCGTTTTTGTGCCAAAGCAGCTTCAATAGCTGCAGGAGTAGGCATTTCATCCATTCTAAATTGCCTAGTTATTCCTGTCTCATTATGTAATTTATTAGCAGCTTCTTGATCAGCTGGTAATACCTCTGAAGGAGTTGCAATTAAATAACAGTTACTACCATCAGTCCAATCGGTAGAGGCTGAAGGATTAGTCTCCTCAGTCCAAACTACTCCTAAATCAGGCTCATCCTCATTATGATTAACATTTTTTAGAATCATTGTTCTATTCGCAGTATTAACTTCTTCAATAGTGTACCTACCATTAATAGTAGGAATACTGTTACTATCTGTAACTATAACTTCTTGCCCATTTGTTATAGCAAGTTCAACCCCTCTTCGGAAGCCTCCAGCTTTATTCTTAATAGGAAATGCTAAATCTTTAGTACTACGAACCTCAACAAGTGCTCTTGTTGGAAAATCATCACTTTCTACCGCCGTTAGATACGCAGCACTAACATCTGCTGTACCTGCAGTACCAGCTGACGTAACATTCACGACAATTGAAAATGAATGGTCGTTGATTACTGTTACAGCAAAAGTTCCATTTATGACAGGAGTGGAATTAGATCCATGAATTGAAACTGAATCACCAGTACGTAAACCATGTTCAGAGGATGTAGTAACAACTGTCGGATTGGCTACTGTATTGCCTGAAATTGTTCTAGTACCGTCCGTACTCCTAACTAATCTAATTCTATTACAATGAAGCATACCTTTTTTAACACCTTCTCCAGCCATCCATAGAGTAGTATGCTCATTAGCAATAATTTGAAATTCTAAAGTCCAAAACCATTGATTTGGACGGCCACCTTCTTGCCTAAAACTAAAACTTTTAATAAGTCCTCTATATTGTAAATTATTATTAGAGGGTTGAAAGCCTATTTGCTGACTATATGAATGACTAGGACCAGTTACATATCCTAACGAACCAGCCGTAGTGACATTTGCAGCAACAGTAAAGGAAGTATCATCAACTCTAGTAATAGTAAAATTTCCATTAATCTGAGTGACAGAATTACTTCCACTTATAGTTACAACATCTCCTGTATTTAATCCATGAGCAGTAGTAGTCACTACTACAGTAGGATTAGCTGCGGTATTATAAGCAATTGTAGAATTTCCTATATTACTATCAAAAATAGTTAAACATGGATAAGAACGTGGATTAAGAGGTCCAGAATTCACTCCTCCCCAATTCTCTTTATCCCCTCCTCTCCCTGTTTTAAAATGTTGCATACGAGCAATATTCATTAAAACTTGCTTACGAGGATTAGATGCTGTAATTGGGCCGTCATCTACCAACACTCCTGACATTCTAATCATTTCAGTACGCATACCTAATGCTACAACAAGATTATTCAACTGGCCGGGAGTACCGGAATTAGCTTTTTGACTACTAGAAACATCCCATGCAGGAAGAGGATTTACTGCAGCTAAATCATCCGCAACATGCTCAATACTTTCACAACGTAATTGAAAAGCCGTGGTAGTAGGAGGTTCATGTAAATAATGAGTACTATTAGTTACATTTCCAGTAGCAAGAGCATTAATAACATTATCTTGACCGTTAAGGCTGCCTTTAATAAACCTTCTACTAGGAGTTACAGTACCCGCAGAACCATCACTAGTTATTGCAGAAGGTGCAGCTACAACAAATCTTGTTGGACTAATTTTTCTTACAACCTGCCTATACCCATTCATTACTGGAGTAGAATTAGTACTAGCAAGAGTAACGTACATACCATCAAAAACAAAATGATTTGTCGCAGTAGTAATTAAAGCACCTTGAACCTCTACTGGAACGGCAAGTCCACCCCAACCTCCCTCATCAGCATCAATACCATGATTCAAATATGTATATGCATGTATAGTGGAAATAGTGATATTACTAGTATCCGTAATAGTAACAGTTTTCCTAGCCTGAGTAGCAGTGAAAATTGTATCCCAACGTACTCCGGGATCAGATTCATCTCCTGTTACAAAATACACCCTACTCGTAATGTCTCTAGTGTTAGCCTCATCACCTCCGACTAATGATGCATCGTCTGCCACATACATATTAGGAAGACCATAAACTTTTCGAAAATCATCATCTTCCAAGGGAAGACCATTACTAGTATTGCTAGTAGTCATAACAGCATCACTAGCTGCTTGTAATGTAATTGTAACTGGCATACTAAATTCCTCTAAATTGTACTATTAAAGAACGAGGCTTCATCCATCGATTCCATACGTTCTAAATCACCTAAAATCTCTGTAACACTAGATCTAGAATTAATAGTTATATTCATAGTTCTACGTGAAGACACTCTAGCACCTCCACCTCCACTAGGAGAACTATTAGGCAAAATTCTTTCACCACCATGAGCACGAACTAATCTAGGCTTTCCAGTACGACCTCTAACTATGCCACCAGAATAATACCCTTCATCATCCCACCAATCATCATAATCATCAGATGCAACAGATTCAGCAGCCTCACTTGCAGCATCAGCAGATTCCGAACTTCCACTAGAACCTTCGTCAGAACCTCCACCTTCTTCATAATCATCATCATGAGCTTCATCCCAAGCTCTTTCTGCTGCTCGTCTAGCTGCTGTTTTAGCTGCCATTTCTGCTTCATACTCTTTGATATACTTGTTATAATCAGACATACCTTGTTCTGACGCAGTTACAGAGTTTGTGCCATATTTTGCCATTGCATCAAAAATAAAATCTTCTTGTCCACCAATACCTGCAGCAGCATCTCCTTCAGCAATAGACCATCCGGGAGCTAGTGCTTCCCCAGTAGGATTATCTTCTTCAGTAATCCACTTGTCTTTCTCTGATTTATGACTAGTCCATTTTTGTACAGGTGGAATAGGTTTTAGTTGTCCTTTACGAGCTAAAAATACTCCTGCATTTTTGATAATACCACCATATTGGTTAGCTGCTATTCCTAAATTAGATAATGAATCATCAAAAGACACTCCCGCAGTTGTAATGATCGCTGCAACATTCTCCGCAGCAGCTTTTATCTTCTGTTCAGTAGCTTTTATGCCAACTGCTGCTGAATTGAATAAATTACTTACTTGATTAGCCATACCTTGAGATGCAAGGGCTGCATTGCTTCCTGCATCCATATTAATTTCAGAAGGTATTGTAGGTAAATCAACGTTGATATCTACATTTTGACTAGTTTGTGCTTGTATAACACCTACCGCTTCCTGAGCTTGTCTAGTAATATTACCAAAACTTTGATTTAAACAATTGCCTAACCTATCTAAACACATACTAATATCAGGAACTGTAATTTGAGGAATAGGAATTGGAGGAAATTCTAAACCACTCATACTATCAAAAGCTGATTGAGCATTCTTCATTTGATCGTTAGCTTCATCACCCATGTGACCGTAAACAGAAGCTAAATAGTCCCATGTAGCAGGTACTGACCCTTCAATAACACTATCATTCCATCTTTGTAGTGTTCCACCTGCACCTGCTTCTTTAGCTCTAAATTGTGTTACAAAAGATTGAATAGCTTGGACCTCTTCAGAAATCATTTCACCTAAACCGCCAAAAAAGCCTCCTAATATGCTACCCTGTGCAGATTGCATAGCACCAACCATTCCACGAGGAATAACCATCTCTCCACCATGTAGCATAGCTGGGACACCTTGTCCCGGCCCTCCTCTTACCATACCTCCATGTTGTTTAGTTTGCCTCCAATTATCTTCAAATCCTGTTCCTTCCATAGCAGATCCTGTGGCGGAATAAGCCCCTGCTTCTGCTCCCGGTCTTGCCCCTTGAAATGTAGAAAGATTTTCCTGTCTCCTCCGCACATGTCGTCCTACATTAATATCTAATCCAGTACTGCCCTCGCCCGGTCCTTGAAAATCCATCTTACGAGATGCTCCATATTCTTTATCCAGCATACGAAAAGGATCAGCAAGTTGATGCAATTTTTCCCCAAATCGACCAAGAGCACGATAAGTACTTTGAAATGCTCCTGTACCTTCCCCCATAACCTTTTGAAGGAAAGTAAACTCAGTTCCTAAGTCCTTTGCTGCTCTCTCCGTATCTAACCGCTCCTGTACTTTTTGCTCAGAATCTTCTAAAACCTGCAATCCACCACCAGCTTTCTGGGAGAGCGACCAATCACGTTCTTTAACATTACTTCCCGGTATAGCTTGAGCTATCTTATTCGATGCTTCTTTAGCAGCCCATTCTATAGTAGGTTTCATATAACCATTCCAAACCTTTTGTAACACTATACCTATTGCACTCCAAAAACCCTCTGTTTTAACTAACTCAACAAACTCCATCAATTTATCGGCAGCTTTTTGGCCCCATCTTTGAGCTTCAGGCATCCACTGAAGCAATGCTTGCATCCCCCTCATTGCTAGAGGCAAGAAAGGAAGCAAGAATAAGTCAGCCATTGCCCCAAATATCTTAAAGAATGATCCTCCTATCGTCTGAAATACCTTACTGCTCTCCATAATTTGTTTAACGAAGCCTAAAATACCAGCAATACCTGCTCCCATAACCCCCATAATGCCACCAGACTTAAAAGCACCAGCCATTGACTCCATCATTCCTGCACCGGGGAGCTGTTTTGCTATTTGACCCAAACCTCTGACCATTTGCTCCTGTCTTCGTCCTTGAGGACCAGCAACAGCATCAAAAGCTCCTCCACCTTGCATGGTACGACCAGCAAAACCACCAGCTCTTTGTCCAGCTGCTCCAGCTAGCTCTGCAACTTTATTTGCAGTATTCTCAAAAAGTAACTCAACTGCTATTTGAATTGGAGCCATATTGCTTCACCTATAACAAATTATTTGGACTATATTATAACAAATATTAGGTAAATTTACTTAGGAAAACCAAATCTAGATGTGTTTTTACTAGGAGGTGCTGGTTTTGGAGGCCGTTTAGTAAAATGAGGAGTATTCCTCTTAGAGTTGGATGTCCTAGAGGGAGATTTTCTACCTGAGATAGGAGTAGTAGTATTACCTAAACTAGGAGGAACATCGCCTGACTGCGTAGTAGGAGTAGCAATTCCTCCTCTACCACCTAAAAGTTCTCCAATCATGCTAGACGCAACGAAAAATCTTCGAAATACGGATAAATCATCCAATAAATCAAGTTCTTCTACTTTATAACCACAAAAGTGAAGAAGAATCTCCGCCCGAATTCGGATTGCTAAGGCATCAGTATTTTCATCTACGCTTTTTTTATGTCATCCAAATTCTGTTCTACAGGAAGAGGAACTATAGCGATTAATTGCTCTCCAACCAACCGATCTAAACGGTTAAGAGTAGTCTCTGTAACAGGTTTAATCGGAGAATCAGTTAACATTTTTGTTAATGCAACTGCATAATATTTATTAATTGAAAATTTAAACCCATCTGTTTGATCCCATTGTTGAGCTTGATCAATACATTCATTTTTCTGGCCCCAACTTAGCTCCTTATACTTAAAAACCCATTTCTGACCAGCATGAAAAAGTTCTAGAGTATGTTCATCTCTCCCTGCATATAATAAATTAACATCCGTACCCATAACATCAGTATCTGCAGGAATATCTATACTTTGCTCTTCATTAACTTCTTGATTATCTTCTACCATTGTAACCTCACCTTTATTTTTTCGTACCCTACCTCTACCTGTATTTGTAACTATCCTGTACCTTACTCTTCAAATACTTCTGTCTTCTCTCTAACAGTAGTATCGTCACTTAAACCTGCAATAGTCAAAGCTACTGGATATGAAGGGGCCACAATTCGTAAATGTTGCCACACTTCTTCAGGTGGCTTGGACCATACTGTAAAAATCTTCATTGGTTCTGAATCCTCAGCATCATATTTAAAATCATATGATTCTGAAGAAGAACTTCTACTCCGAGAAGGAGTTTCAGATACAGTTTCTTCTATTTCTGTAGAATTATCTACTACTTCAGCAACGTCATCACTGGGAGTAACCATTATCTTCTCCTATTACTAATCCGTTATAGCACATCCATCTAATAATTCTACATGGAAAGACGAACAGAAGCCATCAATATCCATCGGAATATGAATGCTTGGTGGAGCAGGTATATTAAGAGGTGCAGATCGAATAACCATACCTACTTCAGCACCACTTGCTCCATAATCATCTGCACCTTGATTAGACGGAAGTCTAATCTTAATTTTATCATAAGCACTAGCAGCTGTACCAAAATTACTAACTTTAGCTAGCTCAATAACTATTCCAATACCTTTCAAAGTATTTTGATCTCGGATATCAGCACTAGTCATAGACTGATTCAAGAGATACCTTAACATTTGAGCATCAGTAGGAGAGCTAGCTGCTGGATAATCAGTCGCACCAGCATCATCTAAGTCTAATGATCCCCCAAATGAGATAGACCTACGACCTTCTAGGATTTCATGAATAATCTGACGGTTATCTCTAGTAGATGTACCATCATTTTGAGTTACATAGTATCTAGGATCCAAAGCATTATCTATTGTCATAGTAAATCGTCGGAACCTAGCAATATTTACACCTTGGAAAGTCAAATTTACCGCACTAAAGAAATATGGTTGCTCAGTTACTCGAATGTTCTTCATATAATTTGGCGGAATTGTCTTTCCTGTAGCTGCTCCAGCTCCACTATGTGCTGCCTTAAACTTCATAGTCTCAACACCAGTAGTATCAAGACCACTATCTTCACCGATATTATGTCTCATGTCTCTAGTTAAGAAATCTGCTCCATAGTTAACAGGAGCACCTTCCTCAAAGTTCAAAGTGAATCGAGAAACTTTACATCCAGTATAGTTAGTAAGGAAGTTACTACCATCATCAGCACGGAATCTAGCCCCTAACGTAAAGGACGGTTGGACTAATGTAGGACGAATCATAACTAACTTATTGATATTATTATCTCTAGAAACATACTTTACCGAATCACTGTTAACTCCGGACGCTCCAACTCCTAAAGAGTTATTGCCAACCTGTATTCCGTGAATACTAAATTTAGTGTTAGCTCCATCAGGAGGACGAATACCATTCCAACCCGCTCTTGCTAGAGCTTGATCCATGTACACAGAAATTTGAGTAGCAGTGGAATCATATCCAATATATGCCCACGTATCTTGAGTACGATCTGGAGTAGTATTAGCCACATCATTAACAATAATTATATGTGTAGGAGGTGAAGAACCATCTGCAGGTTTATATGCTGCAAAGTTTTCACCAGATATAGTAAAGGTAGTAGCAGTAATAACAGAAGTTCCTGATGTAACATTAGAAGCATATCCAGCTTCTGTTATTGCTGCATAATAAGTAGCATCAGCATTTTTACCATTAAAAATCAAACCAACACATTGTTCAAGGAACAATCTACTAGAATCATGACAAAGAAGAGCTTGTGGAACCCTTCCCGCCAGTGTCTCACGACCTTGAATCGGGAATAACATATTTCGATTCACAACACCTAAACCATAAAATGGTTGCCAATCGAAAGATGGTGTGGGTAAATCAATGCCACCAGTAACTAGCCCCCAACCACCTCGCAACATTCCCACTTCAGTAGTAGTTGCTAAGTTAGAATCAACATTTCCTACTTGAAGTGCAGTCATTTCTGATATAGGAGGTTCAATACCATATGTATGTTCTTTACCCCATGCTACGTCAGCTAAATCTGCTCTAAAACGATTTGGCATCTTTTACTCCTCAAACTCAACATCTGCTGAATCTACTTCATAATTATCTGTGATAGTTTTTGTAATTATTTCTTGTATTATTTCATCTGGAATGGTATCTAAAGTAACCCATTCACCAGATTTTAATTCAAAAGCTTTCTTATCCGTAAGAGTTCTACTATATCCACTAACTTGAGTCCCTCTTCTTAGATGATCAGCTACCTCAACCTCATGTTCTCCTCTAATTGTTCCAACATCTACTTCTATATACCCACCTGCAGCATCTGTAGTAATTTCAAATCGAGTTACTACGTCAAAATCTACCTCTTGTCCTAATAATTCATCACCAATATATTTTTGAATTGCTGCTTGTACTTTAGCTTTCATCTCGTCCAATAGCTCTGGTAGATATTGTTCAGCTACCGCATGATTAAGCTCTGTTGCAACAGTTTCTTTAGTTTTTTTAGGCATTATTCTAATTCCGGAACGGGTTCACCATGAGTTTTATACTGACCTCTCATATTTGCTGACCAATATTGAAAAGTATTTACATTTTCTCTAAACGATTGATATTGAAAAAATTGAAACTCTTGAGTAGCTAGGTCAATATGGTCTATATTAAAAGTTCTATTGGCTGCTAATGATGTAAAAGCTATTTCATCAATTAAACTTGCGTCCCATGTACCTGCTGAACTACTAGCAGATGCATTGATATTTACTACTTTCTCAATAAAAGCAGTAGAATCTACATCTATATTCCAAGTTCGATATAACCCAGAACGATTGGACGCATCTCTAAGTGTTACACCTATAACATCTGAACTACTATCAATATTAGCAAAAAACTTAATCTGTTGTAAACGTCTTGGATAAGGTTTTAATGTAAAAGTTGTAGGAAATCCTCTATAAACTTCCCCATTTCCTCCAGATCCTATTACTACTCTCATAGAATTAGTACCATATTTTCTAGCAGAATCTAATAAAGTAATAGTTGAATTATTAGTTGTATCATCCCAAACAGCATTTAAAGCAGTACTATCAGCATAACTTTCAAAGCCATCTAATAAATAATCAGTAGGATAAAGACGTTTAGCGAATAAAATTCGTCTAATTTCTTCCATATAATCATACATTCTTTGTCTAGACGTAAATGTTTGTAATTCAATACCCATATTTACATCAAAAGTACGATGTTGGAATCCTAAAGTGATAAAATTCTCTGTCGTTCCTTCCATAGTAAGGATGACATGATCACCTGTATTCCTTAAATCTATCCGTTGTGCATCTGCATACGGTTTTTCAATAATAGTAGGCTTAGGAATACTTCCACTACGAGTATCCCAATAAGAATCAAGCAAATTAAGCAATAATTCAGTAGGTCTAGCACCCGGACTATAAGCTAAACTAGTCATTTAAGGAACCCACATCCGTACACTACGTAGTTCTTCCATTCTTTCATCAGCATTTTCACGCCAGAAATTAACTTTTTGTTCTAAGGCAAAACGATCAGTGCCTTGAGGAACTATATTAGTGTAATCATAATTAGAAATTATGTCAGCTGACGCTAATTTAGTAATTATATCTTCAACTTGTCCAGCAGCTACATCCTCATCAAAATCTCTTCCCCACACATAATTAACGTTGAGTGCTCGTTTAAACTCACCGAATCCCCAAGCATTACTAGAACGAGTATATGTAAACGGAATACTCAATAATCTAGTTATTGGAATGATTCCCGTCTTCGCATCCACAAAATAATCTTGAGAACGGCCATCAGCTAACAGAGTAAAGTCACTACCGTTCCATATAGAAAGGTCAATAACCTTTATGGCTGGCTGTCTTTTAAGAACAAGGCCATGTCTACTGAATTCATAAGTCTCATCTTGACGATAATTAGGTTTCCATGAATTAGTAGTGTATCTATCAAGCCTACTTTCTACTCTTTCTATAACTCTTTCTACATCTTCCTTACTAGGTGTGGTAGTAGTAGAAAAATCCTGTCGTAATTGAAGAAACTGAGAGATACGTGTAGGAGTAGTATACCCATAACTAGGAAATGGGAATGATCGCTTCATGGTAGCAGTAATTGTTACAGCTGAAGCAGATACTCGAAGCCAATATTTAGCTGTACCAGCCGAAGTATCTTCAGTTTTAAGCCCAGCATTCGTATTTTCAATGCCAGTTAGAGTATTAGCAGTCCAATCATTAGGTATTCTGAACTGTATGACTCCAGAAATTGCATCTAAAACATAATTCCTAGATATTGGAAGATTCTTCCAAGCACTACCATTCCAATATTCCCAATCTAATAGAGTGCCATAATCTCCAGCAGTATCTAATTCAAAAAATGCAGCATAAAACTTACGATCTAATCCCATATAGATCTTATCTGTCGTCTGTGCAATTAAATCAACAGCTGCTCCCGGTATATCGGAAACAGCAAACTCATGATCTACATATGCAGAGGCACTATTGTCCCAAAGATAAAAAGAACCCCAAACAATCATTTATTCATCCTGTTCTTCATTATTATCTATAGTAGTCATTACCGCTGGTTCAACATTTTCAGGCTGTTTACCTCTTAAATACATAATAATTCCATTCAAATTATGTATTTGTTGCTCTAATTGAGTCTTTTGGGCATTAACGGTATTTAATTGACCTACTAATTGCTCCTGTTGCTTTTGAACCTGATCCAAATCCCCATCTATATTGATCTCAGCCATACCTTTCCTCATCCTAAAATATTGTTATATTATACCATAATTAATAAAATTCCTAGCTAGTATTTGAATTACCTATCGCTAAGAAATAGAAGCTTCATAAGCAGCAATTACTTCTGCTGTATGCAATACTTCCGCAATAGATTTCACTTTAGCATCTTCACCAGAATAATCCTCTCCGGGAACTATAACATGTCTATGAAAAGTTCTTGAAATTTCCGTACCATCTCTTTTAACGATATTTGCCGTTCTAACTTGGATAGTATTGTTTTCTAAAACTTCTATTTGATCTATAACTGATTCTTCTGTTAATGCCATAAATTCCTCTTCTAAACTATAGCGTAAATTCCTTGAAGTCCAATTGCTGACGTATTAGTTAAATCCCCATTGGTAACAGTACTAGAACCGCTTCCGCTGTTCATTTCGTAAAAATCTATAATTTGCGTCCCTTGATCAACAATTGCATGAAGTGGCCCAGAAAAAGTTATATTGCTAAGATACCCAGAAGGTATTACAGAAATAGTAGCTGTTGGTGTAAATGGAAGTCCGGTAATCTGAAGATGGCCTGTAGAAGAACCTTTACTACTTAGCTCCAGCCTTGCCCAAATAGCTACTAAATTCCCAATTTTTGTATAATATCCATATCTAGTCCAAGCATATGTTACACCAGTACTTCCTCCACCAAAAGTAACATTAGGTGTCCAACTACCTTCTTCATAATCATCTAAAACATTAGCACCACCAGCAGCATTTTGAGATGCAGGAAAAGTTAATTGACCTCCAGTTAAATTCCCATTAAAACCAGCATTTGCATCCACATAAGCCTTGATAGACTGTTGAGAGGATAAATGTGTCGCACTATCAGAAGCCATGTTGTCTTCATCTTTGACAGCAGCCCCTGCTATTAATGTAGCAGAAACAGTACCAGCCACAGTAAGAGTGCCATTACCAAATGTAACTAAATCAGTATCTGCAGCTAATCCCATCGTAGTAGCACCGACAATAATAGTAGAATCTAATAAAGTATTACCTCCAGTACCACTCCATCTAACTAAAGCAGTATTAGTGCTACTAGCAGGAAATGTAACTACTGGGTCATGTGTTATTGCTGTTGGCATAGTATTATCCTAAATCAAGGTTTAAGTGTCTCATAGTTATCCTACTTTTACAGCCCAAAATCTAGACACATTTGCATCTATGGTTAATCCAGTACCACAATTCTGAAACACTTGAACTGTAGCATATTGATTAGCACTAAAATATTCCATTATAGTACATTCATGTCTAGGGTCTTCACCAGATGCTGGGTTATACCTGTTAGTAGCAACAGTAGCTCCATTTTTTGTTATTATTATACGCCTAAGCCCAGTAGAATTAGATGTGCTTTGCCAACCTATCATCGCCCCAACTAAATAGTATCCAGCTACGGGCATGACGATTCGTTCTCCATTATTTGCACTTGGATTATGCATACTAAAATCATCGTATAATGTCCCATCCCACTCAACGGATGTATTAGTATTATCAGAAATAGTTTGAGTACTTCCCCGTTTAAGTAAAACAGCTAACCCTTTTGAAGATACATAGCCAGTGCTACCACCAGTAATAGTCATTTGAGAACCAGAACCACCAGCTTGAATCCTAAAAGCATCATCTATATGGTCATAAATAATGCTTCCTCTTGTCCCATCAGCAGCATCACCAAAGAATATTGATTGTTGAGGTGTACCACTAGTTCCGGGCATAAGAAATTGTATACCGATTTCATCCGTAGTATCATCTTCAAGAACTATAAAAGATGTTGCCCTTGCTGATCCTCCAGATGAACCCAGAGATATATGTAAAGGTTTGGCAGGACTAGCTGTACCAATGCCTAATCTATTATTTGAAGCGTCCCAATGTAATTGTCCATTATCTGCTAAAAGTCCAGAACTACCATCACTAAATTGAACAGAACCGCTATTACCAGCAGCGGATGCACCACTAGCAGGAGCAGCCCATGTTCCATCGCCCCTAAGAAATACGGTATTATTAGCAGTGCCACTTCCTAATCTGGCAGTAGCTACCGTACCTGCTCCTATGGCTGCAGCATCTAAAGTTCCGCCACTATTATTAGCTGCATGAGCATGAGTAGCATTAGTCCATCCAGTACTAGCAATGGTAGGAGTAGTCAGTGTTTTAGCTGCAAGAGTTTCAGTAGCTCCTGTTAAAGAAACCGTACCTGTATCATTAGGAAATGTTATAGTCCTATCTGCTGTCGGATCAGTAAAAGCTAAAGTAGTTTCATGAGCATCAGCAGTAGCCCCTTCGAATACTAATGGACTAGCTCCCGATAATACTGTACCAGTAATATCCATTGTTCCAGTAAAAGAACCACTAAATGTACCGCCAGCAATTGCTGGAGAGGTAAACAAGTTAGCTATAGTCATCTCTTTTAAAGAAGAAGCTGAAGTATCATAAACAAGAAGAGTGTCCCCAGTTGCAGGTGCTTCTCCTAGATCTGTTTGACCTGTAAAAGCATTACTAGTAACAGCATCTGCTATACCGCCAACATCACCAAGCTCTACACCCCAAAAACTAACTCCAGTAGCAGGAGCAGATGCAAAAGTAATAGTAGAACCAGCAATAGTATAAGCACTCTTAGGTTCTTGTATTACTCCATCAAGAGCAATAAATAATGTTTGCTCTTGGCCTACTGTTAAATTACTACTGTTAACTTGTAGAGTAAACGCAACAGTACTTCCATTAAAACTGGAAGAAATATCGTCAATTATTCTAAAAGACCCGGATTTACTTGGGCCTCTACCTATATATGGCATATTTAACTCCCTAACGCATCTACTTTAGTGTTTAATTCCTATCACACTATATTATAGTTGGTGGTACTCCCCATCCCATACACATAATATTATATATTCCACTAGACATTTGTAGAGTGAGATTATATCCATTAATTCCATATGTCCTACTTGCTGGGCTACCTCTAACAGTCGTACTATTTATTACTACTGGAGTTTGACTAGCACCATAAGCAACTATATCAACAAATCTATTTGCATCTGGGCTTTCTGACATGCCCCAAACAAATACCATATTACCAGTATCTTCACCTAGATGAATATTAGATGAAGAATTAGAAGGGACATTTCTAGTGTTAGTTACTCTCTGATGAACAAAGTTATCGGCATTAATCCCTTCCCCACCTCCAGATGGTGATGCCCCCTTTACTTTTATCTCTCCAGCTATGTGCAATGTGGCATCAGCACCCTCAGTACCCATACCAATTCCTACATTTCCACCATTAGGATTTAAATGTAAATTATAATTGGTAGCTAAATTACCAGTATCAGTCGCTTGAATCCACGCTCTTCCAGTAGCATCTGCATGGAATCCCATATCTAATGTACCAGTTACGCCAGTAGGATTTAATCTTAATACAGCTAATTCTGTTGTACTAGAAGTAGCTGGTGCTCCAGATTCTCCCCTAATTTTTAATGTAGGAGCAGAAGCATCAAAAATTAATCCAGCTTCCCCAGCAATAGCATTAGCCCCTGTAACGGTAACTAATGTATTATCTGTAGAACCAGTTAATGCTGCACCGCCAGCAGTAGCCCATTCTAAAACACCTGCTCCACCACTATATGAAGTAACTTTTAAATAATCATTAGCTGATGGTACAGCTGCTGGCAAAGCCATAGTATATGTAGTACCTACAGTAGCTGGAGCCTCTAAAGCTATATAATGACTAGAATCTGCATCAGCAAATCTAACTTCACCTCTAGCATTTAAAGTAATATGACTGCCGTCAGATAAAATATTAGCAGTATTATTTAAAGAACTGCCAGAAGTATTAGCCCATCGAACTAACGCCGTATTAGTAGTACTTCCCGGCGTAGTTAATGTAGCATCATGTCCAAAAGCTGTATTAGCCACTTATATTACTCCTTCGGATGATCGGATTTAACTTTATCACAAGCTGCAATATAAGCAGTCATTAAACTATCGTCACCTTTCTGTACCCAATAATAGGCATCAGCAAAATCTGCTAACGATGGATACAGTGGCTCACGATTCCTAGCATATGCCATACTATCAACTATAACTTGTAAACGTGCCTCTTCTGTATCTACTGCGGATGTATCAATAGTAATAGAATTGCCATCTCTATCGAATGCTATATAATCACCCTCATTAGTTTCAGAAATCGAAACAGCATTAGTATGTACATTTAAGATTGCTTGTAACCTATCTGCCATTTTATGCACCTACCTCTAAAACAGTAATGGATGAAGCTGTTCTTGCACTAGGCCCATCAGTATTATCACTGTCAGTTCGCCATCGGTTTATATAAACATCTTGGTCATGACAAGATGCTGCCACTACATACGTAATCTGACTAGCAGTAGCTGGTGAATCAAGACAAGAAAAATGTTGATTACCATTACCATTAGAATGTCCAGAAACACCCCCAGTAAATGAAGCAGCTATTCTATTGCTTATAGTAGTATCGGTTGACTCAGCACCATTTCCAGTATTTAACCTATTAGAACCTCTATAAACTATAAATTGTGTAGTATTAGCATCACTATTAGTATCATGTTTCCCAATACATACTAATATTAAAATTTTAGACGTATTAGCAGCAGGAGTGATATTAACCGTTAAGCTAGTAATATCAGTAAAACTGTTATCCTCTGAGGTAATTGTTTGAATTCCGCTAAATATTGCTGTCTGAGCTTGTAAAATTTTTCCACTACCACCAGCAGCAGCCCAAGTTAATCCTCCCCCTTCTCCTGATTGAGCTTGTAAAAACTCACCGTTAGTAGGAGCATTACTGACATCTAGTTTTGCTTCCACAATAGAATCATCACCAATTCTAGCAGCAGGGAGGGTTCCAGATGTAACTTGCGTTCCATTAAGGGCAGTTAAAGCTGCCCCATTCAAAGCTGGTAAGGTTCCACTGGCTGTTATATTCGCAGCAGTTAAAGCAGTTAATGCAGCACCATTAAGAGCAGGGAGAGTACCGCTGGCAGTTATATTAGCAGCAGTTAATGCAGTTATTCCTGCACCAGCACCAGTAAGAGTAGTCGCTGCTACTGTACCTGCAACTGTTACAGTGTTAGCTGTAACAATGATTACATCAGTATCACCAGCTATCCCTATCCTTCCATTTCCACCAGAATCTACAAGAATTGTAGAATTTCCAAATCCAGAACCACCAGTACCATCGAAAATTGCTATAGCATTATCCGTGCTACTTCCCGGAACTGTTATTGATGGATCATGATTAAAAGCTGACGGCATATTATTTTCCTATTTATAATTAAATTTATACTATTACAAAAGAGAAGCTTTATAAGCAGCAATTACATCTGCCGTATGTACAACTCCAGCAATAGTTCTTATCTTAGCATCCTCAATAGAAACATCATCACCCGGTACTATTACATGACGATGATGTATACGACTAATTTCAACTCCATCACGTTCAATTATTGAGTCAGTTCTAACTTGTATTTGACCATCAACTAATACATCACAAGAACTAATTTCAGTTCGTTCAGTTAATGCCATATAGAAAGCTCCCTAAGCTACTTCATAGTGACCAGATATTATAGCTTCACCATCACTACTCCATTCATTTATAGTCATTTGCAAAGCTCCAGCACTCCCTGTCACTCTATGCAATCTAATTTTACTAGAATTGGCAACTATATCTCCACACATAGCATTACCTGTACCTAAACTTCCATAACTTCCAGCAACTATAGCTGCATGAGCATAACTAACATTTACAGAAGTAAAAGGTAATCCTGTAATATATGCTTGATCACCACCTGTCAGACCACTAGTATTACTTGTTCTCAAAAATAATTGAAAAAAACAACGATTTCCAATTCGCTGATATCTACCCACTTGTCCGTTATATGTACCACCAGTATTAGAATTATCAATAAGAGTAGGTGTAAATGTACCTTCTTCATAATGATCTAGTAGTTCACTAGCCATTCCTGCTGCTGGACTAGACTGAGCAGAAAAATCTATTCCTCCACCAGCCGTTCCTATTACAAGATTACCACTCGTAATAGTTACATCATTAGTAAAGGAATTACTAGCAAAACCAGTTGCAGTTCCACTATTAGCAATAGTAGCTCCACTATCAATAGTTAGGGTAGACCCACTAAGCACATTAAAAGCATTAGCACTAAATCTGAAATCATCTGCTCCAGATATCTTTACATCTATCTGGTCATCAGTATCGGCATGTAATGTAGTGTCTCCATCTACGTCTAAAACAAGCTCTAACCCATTAACATCCCAGTTATTAACACCAGAACCGAGTATTTCTCCACGAAATGGTAATAACACCATTTTAGAGTTCTGTGTGGTAACTATTCCTATTGGTTTAGAGATTTGACCATCAGTAGAAGGTTCTGTAGCAGTTAAATCACCAGCATTAGAAGGATCTAAGAAGACTACGGTACTTGCAGCCACATCAGGAACCGCACCAGCAATATCTACCTCTCCAGACGTAACAATAGTGATATCATTTCCACTTACTACCGTAACAATACCCACTACTTCGGCATTTGCAGCGGAATTAGCCTGTGCAGTAGCGAATGCACCATTAGAACCACTAGATTTAACAACTTTTCCGACTGTAAGACCATGACTAGCTTGAGTAACAGTAAAAGAATTGTGATTAAAACCTACTAAAGTACCACTATTTGATATAGTTGCACCAGAATCTATAGATAATGTTGATCCACTAAGAGCATTAAATGAATTTGCAGTAAATCTAAAGTCATCAGCACCCGAAATCTGTACATCTATCTGATCATCAGTGTTCGCATGTAGAGAAGTATCTCCATCTACGTCTAAAATCAACTCTGAACCGTTAACATCCCAAGATTCTGTTGAAGATGCAATAACTTCACCACGGAAGTTAACCATTATCATCTCAGAATCAGCAGTAGTGACTACTGCTACAGGTTTTGAGATCTGTCCTGTAGTAGAAGGTTCAGTACTAGTTAAATCTCCTGCACTAGTAGCAGATAAGAAGAGTACTGTACCAGCGGTAACATCTGGAACAACACCATCTACTGTAATACGTCCAGCAATAGTCATTAAAAAGTTATTAGTATCTATACTATCAGTAACAATACCGACAACTTCAGCATTTGCAGCACTATCTGCTTGAGCTGTAGCAAATGTACCATTCGAACCACTGGATTTAAGTACTTTACCTACTGTAAATCCGTGACTAGATTGAGTAACACTAATAACATTAGCACTACCTGATAAATTAGCTCCAATTTTAGTTAATGTCATAGGTTCACCATATTATTATACTTACCAACTATAAATTCTTATCTGACCATCAGCACCAGCTCCGCCTGCTCCGCCGTGGGTAGAGCCACCATTCCAGCCACCACCTCCGCCTCCGCCCCCACCGGGTAACCCACCTGCTCCACCTGCTCTAACCTGACTTGATCCTCCACCGCCTCCATCCCCACAACCAAAAGCATTAGCTCCACCATCGGCCCCTACATGACCGCCACCTGCGTCCAATCCACCTGCTCCACCACCGCCAACAGTGTAAGATCCCCATGCTCCACCAGCGGAACCATTAGAAGTCCCTGCGGTGCTACCTCCGCTACCCCCACCGCCTGCACCGAATATGGACGATCCACCTGCTCCAGCGGTAGCCGATAAGTCATCTCCGCCACCAGCACCTCCACCGCCCCCATATTCTGCGTTGCCCCCGACTAATTCACAATTACCACCCTTGCCTCCACGACCTCCTAAACTATCGCCTTCGGTAGACCCTTGAATAGAAGGAGATCCCCCATTACCACCTGTCGGGTTAGACCCATTAGATCCAACTACGGCAGTTCCACCACCGCCTCCGCCTCCGCCGCCATTATCGCCTGTAGTGCTGTGGCCCCCTGCACCAAATCCTCCGCCATAAGCGGAGATACTAAAAGTGCCACTGGATGCAGATGATGTGCCTCCAGCTGTTCCATTATTTCCAGCGGAACCATTGTTACTCCCTGACCCACCTGCACCACCGTCCCCCAGAGTGATCGTCAATGTAGCTGGTAGGCTTTCAGCAGAGTAGATACCTCT